ATACCCATCAGGACACTCCGAAAAAAATCACTCGGAATAAGCCGATCCAGCGCACATACAGCATCGAGGACCACTACCACATCCTCCGCGAATGTCGTTTGCACAACGGCAACGTCAGCGCCACAGCGCGGAAACTGAAGATCCCCGCAGGAACAATCAAAAACCACCTTCGCTATGCAGGAATGCTCCCCTGCAACACTCGATACGACATTGAACGGTGCAAAGACTGGCGACGCCGCCGCGGAATGTACCTCGACCTTCCACTTGAAATCGGCAAAGCCATTTCCGCATTGGGGGTCATGTCATGAAAGCGATCTCGACCCGGATCCGTGAACGGCTGGAACTCCACGCCGCGATCATGGACATCGACCAAGACCCCGACCTCGTCCTCATGCGAGAGGCCGCCGACGTGTTGGAGTTCTTCGGCCGTGTCGTCCACCAACTTCTCGACGACCCGGAGGTCGCGGCATGAGTTTCAACCTCGACAACTACGAACCCGTAGCACCACGCCTCGCCCGGTGGCTCGACGCGATGCGCGATCAAGGCCACATCCCCCGAGTCCTGACCGACATGGTTCACCGCGGCGAGACTTGGTGCACGTTCAAGGCGTCCCTGTACGTCAATGAGGACCTGATCGCGACCGGCTGGGCTGAGGAACACGCCACCGACCGCGGCGTCAACTCCACCAGCCACGTCGAGAACTGCGAAACATCAGCAGTAGGCCGCGCCCTCGCCAACATCGGCTACGCAGGTTCCGACCCGTCGAAGCGTCCCAGCCGGGAAGAAATGAGCAAAGTGCAGCGGGCCACACCACCCGCCGACCGTGCACCACTCGGATCCGCGGCGGCCAAACCCACCGGACTCGCCACGACCGGGCAACGCACCCTGATCGCCACGATGGGCGCTGAACGCGGCCTTGAAATGGACATATCGGCAGACCTGACATTCTCCGAAGCGCAGGAAATCATTACGGAACTGAAGAAAACCCCGAAGGTGAAATGACATGAGCATCATTGAGAAAATCGCCATTTGGGTGATCGCCGGAGCGTTCATCGCCGCGGCTGTCGTCTTCGTCTACGACATCATGCACCCACTCGACCGGGACGGCTTCTATGAGTAACATCCCTTACCCGTTCCAGCATGACCGCGGCCCCTACTACCACGTAGCCCTCGGCGACGGTGAATACATCCGAGTCGTCCTCGCCGGCGACTACCGGATCGAACGCAAAGCCCTCAACCGTTGGATCGAGATCGCAAGGCGAGAACATCGAGCATGGTGCCAGCACAAAAGCGAAGAAGAATGCCGCGAATATCTCGACAACAAATACCTAGCCCTAGAGAGCGACGGCTATGGAGAGTGAACGCGCCTTCCAAGACAAAGTCATCGCCATGGCCATCATGTACGGCTGGAAAGTCCAACACATCCGCCCCTCACTCTTGCCCGGAGGCGGCTGGGCCACACACATCCAAGGCCACATCGGATTCCCAGACCTCGTACTCGCACACCGCGACCGCGGCCTGTTGTTCTCCGAGCTGAAGGCTGAGCGCGGCAAGCTCTCCCCGTCACAAGCCGACTGGCTCGAAACACTCGCCGCGCCCAAGCGCGAACCCGAATGCTACTTGTGGCGGCCTAAAGACTTCCAGTTCATCGTTGAGCGTTTGGGGGGCAGACATGGCGGATGACCGGCTTCATCCCCTCTACGGGCCATACAGACACCAATCCTGCGACACCTGCGAAGCATTACGCCGCTTCCCATTCCGGCATTGCCTCGTCGAGCACATCGAGTTCTACAGCGGCGGCTACTTCTGCGCCGACTACCACAGCATCTACACACCGAAAGACCCCGACAAATGACCATCATTCGAGCACCACGACCCACAGAGGGCTTCACGATCCTCCGCAACGAGAACGTCAGAAACCAAACCTTGACGTTCCGTGCCCGCGGCCTACTGGCCTACTTGCTGTCAATGCCTGACAACTGGGCCACAAACTCCGAGAAGTTGCAATCAAAGTGGACCGAAGGCCGAGACGCAATCCGGAAGTCGATCAAAGAACTAGAGGCGGCCGGGTACATGACCCTGCACAAGGCACAAAACGAAAAAGGCCAATGGGTCTCGAACTGGATCGTTACCGATCACCCACGCCTCGGAACCCATGTGGAAAAACTGGCAAACATTGTGGAAAACCTCAAACACCCGACGCCTGAAAAACCGACGTCGGATAATCAGGCGCTTATAGAAGAACTAAGTAATAAGAACATGGTGCAAAAATCGGAGAGATGCTTAGGGACTCTTGAGAAGCTCTGTGGATATTGCCGCGGCTCAGGCCACGACCTCGACGACCCAGACGCCATCCACCCATGCCCTGTCTGCCACGGCGACGGGATCGCCCGATAATGGGCGGCCTTGGATCTGAGCGCCCAACTCCCCCTTGTGGCACTACTGCCGCATACCGGAGGCATAAATACCGCGGCGAAACTCCGTGCCGTGCGTGCAAAGACGCATGGGCTGAGTATTACAAACAAAAGCGACCCCGCAAGGCTCGACGACCAAAAATGGGAGGAACCACAAATACCCGTCGACGCACAACCAACAAAGCCATAGTCAAACAATGGAAACTAGACAAAGGCTCATGCATGGACTGCGGCCTCACAATCAACGAACGCACAATCGTTTGCATCGACTGCGACCACAGAGACCCAAGCCAAAAGAGCTTCACAATCAGTTACGAAATGGAACGCAAAACCGCCGAAGAAATCATCAACGAACTCGCAAAATGCGATGCCATCTGCCGCAACTGCCACGCTTTACGCACCCACGACAAGGGCCACCATATGACGCGACGCTCAACACCAGTCGAAGAACCGAGGCTGTTCAATGTCTAACAACTACAACACGGCAGCATGGCGGGCCATGCGAAAAGAAATGCTTGAAGAAGCCATCTGCCATTGGTGCAAAAGAGCAAAAGCCACCGAACTAGACCACCTTGTCGAGATCGACAGAGGAGGCACCAACAGCCCGGACAACTTGGTCCCAGCCTGCAAACGATGCAACAGCCGCCGCGGAGCCGAATACCTAGCCAAAAAAAGGGCGGCCTCAGTCCAAGCAAGGCAAAAAGCGATGTCGCAACAAAATCGCAAAAAAACAAAAAATGATCAGATTCTTTTTGAAAATGAAAAAAATACGACCCCGACCCCAGATCGCGTCTTATCCCCAAGATCAGCAAACGGGCCGGATGTGGCCGGATCCGGGCTGATCTCGGCTGATCGTCCCAAGGGCCTGTCGATCCCGCCGCGTCTGGAAACGCCGATCGGCTTTGCATCGGTGCCCAGCAGTTTCGGAGGCGAGGTCGCCGAGTTGTCGGCACGGATCTTGGGCATCGAGTTGATGCCGTGGCAGGTCCGAGCACTTGAAGGGCAGTTGGCGCACAACGGAGACGGCGATCTCTTGCACAAACGATCTCTTGTTTCGGTAGCCCGGCAGAACGGAAAGTCCGTCGCCCTCAAAGCCCTCGCCCTGTGGTGGCTGACCAAACAACCGATCCACCGCGGCCAACCACAGCTCGTCATCTCGACCGCGCACAAACTTGACCTAGCCGTCGCCCTGTTCCAAGATCTCGCCCCGGTGCTCGAAACCCAGTTCGGCGCAAAAGTCAAGTGGTCTTACGGCCGCAACGAATGCGAACTACCCGACGGCACGAAATGGCTCGTTCAAGCGTCGACCGGCTCAGCGTTCCACGGCCGCTCCCCCGACCTGATCCTCGCTGACGAGATCTGGGACATCTCCCTCGACGTGATCTTCAACGGCGCGATCCCATCCCAACGCGCCCGCCGGAACTCGTTGTTCTCCGCATGGTCAACCGCGGGGACCGAGTCCTCTGCGGGTTTTCTCAAACTCCGCGAAGAAGGCTTGAAGATCATCGACGAAAAAAAGCCGGGCCGCCTGTACATGGCCGAGTGGTCCCCGCCGTCCGGTGTCGATCCGATGGACGAGGTGTGGTGGTCGTTCGCCA